GTAGCGATTTGATACTTTTTTGTTCTTTTGTACCTTTTTAGCAAAGAATTGCATGGTTCCGAACGGGGCATCCGTCTTGGGGCGGTACTCTGGCAGCCAGCAATACTTAAGCATTTGGTTGGAAATAGCCAAACTCATCACTCTGTCGTCATGCGGGGAGCCATGCATTGAGCCATTATCATCTCTAACAAAGGTTTTAAGCTCTGCTTGGGTATATTCACATCTAATATCTAATACCCCATCTCTAATATTGGCACTTAACTCGTCTATTGCCAGAGGCTTTGTTAAAACAGTAGTCTTCCAACCCAGCGTTTCTGTCTGTTGAGGGTTGCGTTGGTTCAGTTTACGCTGTCGGTATAGATTGCTATATCCCGCTTTGTGAAGCGATGTGAGCGTTGTTAAACCATGATTGTTGGATTCCACACCTATGATGGCTTCATTATAAAAATATCCAAGTGAATACAATATTTCTTCTCCGAATTTATCTGGATCAACATGACCATGCCATACTGCTACTACTACACCAGATTTGGCATCAATAACATGAGCGCAAGAGTAGTCTCCTCTGGCTAGACCTTCGGCAACATCGGCTCCAATCGTATAAACAGCACCAAACTCTGGTAGTTTCCAGATAGACAAAGGACCGCCTGATGATTCAAAGACATAAGAGTTGCGTACATCCGACAACTTCTTCATAAACCCCTTCGCTGGCTTTTCTAAAACAAACCTTTTAATAATATCTATATCAAATACCGGGCGACCTGAGCGAATAAAGGCTTCTTCAGGGTTACTTGGGTACTCTTGATGCAACTGCCATTCCGGTAACTCTCTTGCTTGCCCTTCATACCAAGATTGATCACGGTCTGTATTGGCTGACCAAGGGAAGAAGATACCTCTGAAGCGATTAGTGCCTGTTTGAGAACCTTGCCATAACTGGAAGAAAATATTATCTTCACCTTTAGCAGTAGAAAGACAAATTACTCTACCGCCAACATCTGCAATTGGCTCAATAGAAGCCCAAGCCTCTTCTGGGTTGGGCAAGAATGCCATTTCGTCAATGATCGCTAGGTATACCGATTCACCTCTGGCTGGTTCGTTGGCAGATGGCAACGATTCAATCATAGAGTCATTACCAAAATTCATTTTTAAAACATTGTTTTGTATAAGTTCTGGACCTGAGTGCTTTAACCAGTCTGGCATGTTCTTATAAATATACTTAGCCTTAGCCAGAAGTTTTGTAGCCTCTCTTTCTGTCTTAGAAAGCATAACGATAAATCTATCTGACCAGAAATATGCAAGCCAGAAGGAATATGCTGCTGCCAATGTTGAGAAACCGATCTGACGGGCTTTAAGAACAATACTATTTCTATTACCCAACCAAATTCTTACTGTTTCTATTTGTGCATCTCTAAGTTCAAACCTAATACGCCCTTTGCTGGGGTGTTTAATATAAACATAGTTAGAGCAAAAGAACTTAAACGCTTCAACTTGTTCTTCTACAGAGGCATTTTCTTTGCCTTTGCATTTTCTAAAATTATACTCGTTGACTAGTTCGCTTAATTCCATGATTGTGATTCTTCATCCCAAGATGGCATTAGCCCTGTATACTCTGGAATTGCAATTGGTGGTTCCCATTTGCCTGTTTGTGTATTTAGTGTCCAAGATGGAAAAGGTCTTGGTTCAATAAATGCATCTAATTCTTCGTCATATGTATAGCCAATACCCGCATAATTTTTACGGAAATTGTGGTTATAAGATGTTTGTTTCCATGTGCCACCCAAAAGATTTGTGCAAAATGCGGCTCCAATAGCATCTGACTCAGGGTAGTTTTCGCCACAGTCGTTATCGGAGACGACAATAACTCTTAACACTATATTGTTTTCGTTTATTTCTGCAAAGTGAGCCATAGTTATGCCAGCGTGAAACTTCCTGAGGCTGTCCACTTATAGAAAGTATAAGAGCCAGTTGTTCCTGTTGTCGGGCTTCCTGTTGTGCTAATAGTGAATCCTGATGAAGTTAAATCTGCTGTAAGAAAGCGAATTATAACTATTCCTGAACCACCTGCACCGCTAGCCTTAGTAGTTCCAGCACCTCCGCCTCCACCTCCGCCTGTATTTGCAGTACCAGCAGTTCCAACTGCTGCTAATCCACCACCACCACCGCCTCCTAAGCCTCCAGTACCAGCTGTTGTTCCTCCTACGCTATTTGATGTGCCACCTCCACCGCCACCGCCACGATAAGTTGCAGATCCATCAATACTTGATTGATTACCAGCACCACCGCTACCACACGCTCCTGTAGTTAAAGTAACTGCATTTGTACCACTGGCATCAGAACCACCACCACCGCCGCCCTTGTTGTCTGACCCACCGCCATTTTGACCACCCTTACCACCGCTAAATCCTTGGTTTGCTGTTCCAGCACCACCTGGACCATCTCTCCAAGAGTCTCCTCCTGGGTCTGCACCGCCACCACCGCCACCCGAACCACCAGCTGCTCCATCATTACCACCTGATGTAGTACCAAAGTTTCCTCCGCCACCTCCACCAGTAGAGGTTATGGTTGAAAACACTGAATTAGAACCGTTGTTTCCTCGGCTGGCTGTATTGGATCCACTCCAAGACTTTGATGCACCACCACCGCCAACAGTAACTGTATATGTATTAGCGGTTAAAACAAGCGCTGTTTCGGCTGATGCTCCGCCTCCAGAGTCTTCACCAGTAACACTATTTCGATAACCCCCAGCACCACCACCACCACCATTTCCAGCTCCACCAGAAGCACCACCTGCAATAACAAGATATTGCGTTGTAAGCTGTCCTGCATTTGGAATTTGGGATGCTTGATATCCAAGAGTAATAAGAGGCATTAGGCTGCAGTATCTCCCACTAAAACATATACATCTGAAGCTGTACAAACAAGTGAAGCACCAGAATATTGTGCTCTTAATTTAAGCCCTGGTGTTCCGTTAACGGTTGCACCAGACGCAGAAACGGTTACTTGCCCTGCTCCCAATTGCAACAGGTCTATTCTTCCACCTGTTGCTAAGTCTAATGAACCATTAACTGTAATTGTTGTTGCGCTTGCTGAGTTAACTGTTATTAATTTACCTGCATCAGCAGTAACAAGTGTATAACTTGCTACTTTAGCATCTATGGTTTGTGAAACTGCGAAATCGCCTGTTGGTCCAGTGGGACCTGTTACCGTTGATGCTGCACCTGTTGGACCAGTTGGACCTATTGTATTTGGATTTGGTGTAATTGCTACTGACATTATGCGATCTCCGAACCGAATGCACTAAATGCTATATTGTTTGTTGAAGATATAACTGTAATTACATCAGTAGCATTTAATGTTATTCCACCAGTATATGTAAATGTTACACTTGCATCTAACGACAAGCCTTTTACAATGCGTTGAGAATTTGCTGCTCCTGCCCCAGCAATTCTAACTAAGATATCTATTGTTCCAACGGATGCGCCAGTGTTGCATGCGTTTATGGTTGACACAACTGTTTGAGTTGCTGCTGGTACAGTGTATAAATCAGCGCTTGTTGACGCTGGCATTGATTGACCCAGTACTTTATAAGTTGTTGGCATTTTATCTCCTTTATTTAAATTGTTTCATTACATTCCTGAAAGCATTAGTATATCTTGTAAACCTGCACCGCCTCCAGTGGGACCAGTAGCTCCTGTTGGTCCAGTTGGTCCAGTAGCACCTGTTGGTCCTGTAGGTCCAGTAGGACCAGTTGCACCTGTTGCACCGGTATCACCCGTAGCACCTGTAGCGCCTGTTGCGCCTGTGGGTCCTGTAGGACCCGTGTCTCCAGTAGCGCCTGTGGCTCCTGTTGCTCCAGTAGCGCCAGTGGCTCCTGTAGCGCCTGTAGGTCCCGTGGGTCCAGTCGGACCTGTGTCCCCTGTTGCGCCTGTAGGACCAGTAGCTCCAGTTGCGCCAGTTTGCCCTGTAGGACCAGTAGCGCCAGTAGGACCTGTAACGGTTGAAGCAGCGCCTGTTGCTCCTGTTGGACCAGTTGCTCCTAAGTCTCCAGTTCTACTAAAACTAAATACATATACTGCGTCTGCATCGAGGTCAGAACCGGCTCCTGTAATATTTATTATATCTATTTCAAAATAGCTACCACCACTAATATATGTTACTGATGTAACTTGGTACACTCTAGACTTATTGAAAGTTTCAGCTTGAATTGTTAAATAACCTTTAACTGAACTCGTACTGTCATCCCAAGTTTCAATCCATCCGTTAGCTGCTCCTCCACCAGGTAGAAGTGCAGTTTGATTTAAATACATTTTTGTTGCGTTTGCCATTACTGAATCATTTAGCCTAAAGGTGTTTGATAGAGGGGTTGGGCTTGTTAAAAGGCTTGCCTTCCAGCGGTATCCTCCACCACTAGCACCTGTAGGACCAGTAGCGCCAGTTGGACCAGTATCGCCAATAGGACCAGTGTCACCTTGTGGACCTGTATCTCCTGTAGCACCTGTAGGTCCAGTGGGTCCAGTAGGTCCAGTTACTGTTGATGCTGCACCTGTGGGTCCTGTAGCACCTGTAGCACCTGTGGGTCCTGTGGGTCCTGTAGGACCAGTTGTTGTATCGGTTTGCAGATTCCATGCACCAACAGTGTCACTCCACTCCCATGTGTGGTCGCCAGCAGAGAATACTTGACCATCTACTGGTGAACTTGGAAAATCTATAGGCATGTTATGTTACCTCAATCCATGTACTGCCATTCCAGTGGTGATTTCTTGTAGGAGGTTGTTCCCAACCACCTTCAACTTTTCTCCACCCCGGTCTTGCATCTGGGTAATCAGACTCAGGAAGAACATAGTAGCCATCAAATGGTTTCCAATCGGATATACCATCCCAGATAATTACATCTGTTATTAGCCCGTCATCTTTTTTAATCATAAAATATCTGTTCATAGTTAACCAATCACCGTAATCTTAATTTGCGCATTACCGCCATTACCACCAGCACCATTAGTACCACTACCACTACTACGAACACCACTGCCTCCGCCTCCACCTCCAGGAGTTCCACCAGCACCACCATCACCAACATTGCCGTTAGTGCTTCTACCACCAGAACCACCACCACCAGCACCAGCAAACACGCTTCCTGAAGCATTTGCACCAGCAGTTCCAGCAGTACCAGAAGAGCCAGCACTTCCTGCTCCTCCTCCACCAGTAAGCACTGCTGTAAAGCTGCCAGGATCAAGTGTAAATGCTGTTGCTATAACATTTGTTGATTCCCCACCTGCACCACCAGCAAATCCAGCGCCTCCGCCTTTACCACCACCGCCACCGCCCATAAACCCAACTTGACCTACAGAGGATGCTGATGTATTACCGCCAACTGTAATTGGGTAAAGGTTTCCAGTTGCTGTATTTCCAGTGCCAAAAATTAATTGGAAATGATCAAAATTTGGTATATATCCCAAAGGAGGTGCTCCACTACCAGCACCTTGACCACCACCATTTCCGCCAACGAATTGATATCTACCAAATGCACTTACTCCACCTCTAGCGCCAGCATTACCATCACCGTTTCCAGAGACAGCAGCGCCGCCAGTACCACCTGCACCAATTGTTACTGTAATAGAAACAGGGTGAGCACCAAAATCAGAAGCTGGAACTGTTATTTTTGAATATGCACCACCAGCGCCACCAGTACCTGATTCTGTTCTACCAGAACCAGCAGCACCACTACCGCCACCACCACCAGCGCCAATAACTTCAATTAAATACAACTTGGCGTTAGTTGGACCAGTGTATGTAGTACTGGATGTAAATGTTTGAGTATCTAGGATTGTTGCAGATGCACCTGTAGCTCCAGTAGGACCAGTAGCACCCGCAGAACCTGCAGCACCAGTTGGACCTGTTACTGTAGATGCTGCACCAGTAGCACCTGTTGGACCTGTATCACCAGTAGCGCCAGTTGGTCCTGTTGCGCCAGTAGCACCAGTTGAGCCAGTAGCACCCGTAGCTCCAGTAGCGCCTGTTGCACCTGTTGCACCAGTTGGACCAGTATCACCTGTTGCACCTGTTGCACCAGTTGGACCAGTGGGACCAGTATCACCTGTAGCTCCTGCGTTGGCATTACCAAACTCAACCCATTGGGCTGTGTTGCCATCATTATAATAAATATATGTTCTACCGTTGGTAGTGTTATACCAAACTAACCCGTCAATCCCGGTTGGGGCTGTTGGACCTGTAACTGTAAATTGACCATCATCGCCTGTCGGTCCAGTTGCTCCAGTAGGACCTGTGAAACCTGTAGGTCCAGTATCACCTGTTGCGCCCGTTGGACCTGTGGGACCTGTAAAGCCTGTTGGTCCAGTTGCGCCTGTAGGACCAGTATCACCTGTATAACCTGTCGGACCAGTATCTCCTGTCGCACCTGTAGCCCCAGTTGGTCCTGTTGGTCCAGTGACAGTAGAAGCATCGCCTGATGGAACAAATAGAATATTATAGATTGGCGGATCAATACCTATGTCATTTGGTAATGTATTACCAGCAACAAATGTAACACCCAACTTTCTATAACCAGTTGCTGCTGTAACTGAAGTTACTTTAAAGCTATTAAATAAAGTACCGTCATTGTAATGATCAAATACTAAAAAGTATCCTTTGTCTGGGTTTGTACTGTCATCCCATGAATCAATAAAATCTTCTACATCAATACCGACCAATGTTTCAACATCAATATAAATTTCTGTAACATTAGCTAGAGTTCCACTATCGTATTTAAATACACCATTTCCTGGATCTGAGTCTGCTGTATCAGATGAGAAATTGTATTGCAAAGCAGCACTATTGCCAGTTGGTCCTGTAGCACCTGTTGAACCAGTCTCTCCCGTTGGTCCTGTTGAACCAGTCGGTCCAGTTGGACCGGTAGGACCTGTAAATCCTGTGGGACCTGTATCTCCCTTTGCGCCAGTTGGTCCAGTAAAACCAGTTGGTCCTGTTGGTCCGGTAAACCCTGTAGGACCTGTATCACCTGTGGGACCTGTAGCGCCTGTTGACCCTGTAGCACCAGTGGCTCCTGTTGCGCCTGTTGCTCCGGTAGCACCTGTTGGTCCAGTGGGTCCTGTTACTGTGCTGGCAGCACCAGTAGCACCTGTGGGACCAGTGGGACCTGTTGATCCTGTCGGACCTGTGTTTTGTGTAAGATAAGGTAAATTATTCCAGTCAGTTGTACCGTCACCGATCTTTGCTAAACCTGTATCTGATTCAAATCCAATTTCACCCGCCAACAAAATTGGGTTATTGGATGTCCAGTTCGCAGCAGTATCGCGTCTAACTTGGATTATTGTTGCCATTTAAAAACCTCTGTCCGTTGGAGCAAAGTCTCTGCGATTGTCGTATCTACCAAAATCATATTCACTTGAGCCCGAAGCACCTTCGTTAGCATCATAGACCTGTGCATCCGGAACTACTGTTGCAGATGTATTTTCTGTTGTATCTGGAACTAAAAGATAGTGAAACTGTATCGAGCTTGCACCACCACCAGACACAACATCTTCTTGCTGGTGGTCCATTAACAATGCATCATTGATCTCACGAATAGCTCGTTTGATTGTATTGTTAATTTGCACCTGCAAGACATTGTTTATGCCTTGAAAGTTTTGCCCACCTGGAGCAGACCATGTTGCTCTCATTTATTACCTATTGAAAATGGAATAATTTCTGTTGGAATCTTTACAGAGTTCTTTGTTAATTCTAAAATTAAACCCTCCAGTTCTTCTTGCGATAAATCTTTTACCGAAGACTCCTGACGAACCGTAAGTGTTTGTGATGGCATCGAACCCGTTGCTTTTAAATAAAGTTCGGCACTTTTGGTATCTCCGGCTACACCTTTGATATATAACGCATCCAGAAGCTTTTGTGTGCGTTCTGGGGATTGATTAAGACCTTCAATACCCAACTGCCAGCGTTCTCTAAAATTTTTTTTCTTTTCCCAATGCCCCAGGGTGTTATAGTGCATATCACGGCTGGCTGCCCAATCTTTCTTGGTTGTAGGCTGGCGTTGATCTTCTGGCGTAAGCAGCCATTCAAGATAGTCTTCTTGGTCTTTTGTTAAGGACAGGTCTTTTGCCATTACTATAACTCCAACAGGTAGGCAAACAGGAATTGCCTATAAATAGATATTTCATTACATTTTCAATATTTGCAAAACAAAAGCGGGGTTTTGATGTAATGATCTGGTATTATGTAGAGACAACTGAATAGCCCGTACTTAAATGTACCGCACCGCCTGCGTGATACGGCGCAACAGAGGTGGGAGTCCTCCTCTTGGCAGAGACCTTGATGCCAGTACAACTGGGGTAGTCAAGCATACAAACCAAGATGCATGCCGTTGTGGGTAGGGTTCGCCCTTTTGTTTTTTAGAAGAAAGATATCCGTAAAATCGGTGCGTGTGTAAGCTACGCCTCCAAACAATTCATTTTGTTTAACGCTGCTGGAGGGTTATTCTTTCTTCTTTTTCTTGGCAACTTCTATCTTCTTCTTTCTAAGGAATATAAATAAAACATCCGGCAAAATTAATAATATATAAAATGAATGTAATATATAATCTTATCTGTATGGTAAATGCTGCCAGCCACCAAGTAATACGAAACTGCGGGTTGTGCGGAAAAGAGTTTGTGGCACTCCGGTACAACACCAGATACTGTAGCCCCGTATGCCAAAAGAAAGAAAACAACAATAAAGCCCTGGCAGCATATTATAAAAATAAAGAAATTAAATCCGGAATCTTGTCCGGCAAAATACAACGACGCTGCAAAAACCCTGAATGCAACATTATCTTATCCAGATATAACAAAGAGAAATACTGTGGTCCGTGTGCCAGAAAGAACTTTATTACCCGGCTTGTTGCAGATGGCTTTGATCCCGAATATGCTGAGCAACATTGGTTGATCAATTAAATGTGGGTC